CTATATCTTTGCTGACGTAAACGAAACAACTAAACTCAACTACTATGACAACTGAAAGCAAAAACAGAATGAGAGAGATAATGAGCCTCGCTTGGCAGTTTGTAAAACGCAACGGCTTTGATTTGAGCCAAGCCCTCAAAACCGCCTGGGCGAATGTGAAACTTCACGCAGCGCTCAAAAAAGGTATCGTAAAGTTTTATTTTACAAAGGTAGACGGCAGCCTCAGAGAAGCATACGGCACGCTTAAAGAGAGCCTGTTGCCAGAAACCAAAGGCACCGGCAGAAAGCCGTCAGACACGGTACAAGTGTACTACGATACAGAGAAGCAAGAATATCGCTGCTACAAGAAGGCGAACCTTGTGAAGATGGCATAATTAACAAACGATTTAAAAAAAGAAAAAAATGAAAACATTGTCAGAAGAAATCAACGAGATAAAGAACGCGAAAATAAGCAAGACAGCAAAGCGCACAGCCCTCGCTAAACTCGGTTTGCTTAAATCAGACGTAGAGATTGTAATGAGCAGTATGCCTGCACCAGAGGCACGAGGCAGCCGCTTCGCCTATACATTCGGCGTTGAAATTGAATGCTACAACGTAGACCGCGACCTTATGCACCAGAGTGCAGACGCAAATGCCCTCAGAATAGCCTACGAGGGCTACAATCATCGTGACAACACCGAGTATTACAAGTTTGTCCGCGACGGCAGTATCGTCGGCGATAACGGCATAGAGTGTGTAAGCCCTGTCCTTGACAGCCGTACAGGCTTCGCCAGTCTTGAAGCTTGTTGCAAGGCTCTGAACGAGACCGGCGCAAAAGTCAACCGCACAACCGGACTGCACGTGCATATAGCATCCCCGGGGATGACTTCTGAATGGTATCGCAATGTCTTTCAGAATTACAAGATGCTCGAAGGTGTTATCGATACGTTTATGGCACCGAGCCGCCGAGCTGACAACAACTACTACTGCGCCACGTTGCAAGACCACGATTTTTGGGGTTGCACCACCATCAACGACGTACAGATGCAACTCAACGGCAGCAGATACCACAAGGTCAATGCCGAGGCGTACAAAGTCCACAAGACCATCGAATTTCGCCAGCACCAGGGTACGACAGACTTTGAAAAGATAAGTCATTGGGTTCGCTTCTGCGCGAAATTGGTCGGCTGGTCAAAGCGTTTCGCCATTGATTCGACGGTCGCTTCAATAGATGAGATTCCGTTCCTCACGAAGACCGAGAAGAATTGGTTCAAACGCCGTGCGGCCGTCCTGAGCCTCTAAGACAAGGTGGGCGAAAGCCCACCGCTGAAATACCCGGGCGCCCACTATAGAGGTGGCAGGCGGATCGTGACCGCACGCCCGGACAAACAAAAAAAAGAATAAAGATGAGAAACTTAACAAAAGTCATAGCGAAACACATTACTTGCCTCGGTCTCGGCTTGCTTGGGGCATACTCTTTCGCCGTCTGTCAGGACTGCTTATGCCTTACCAACGTTCTGGCATTCGCGTCGGTAACCTATCCGGGGGCGTTGACCTTGCGGTATATATGTTTGCATCAACAAAAAAAATGATATGTTATGTGTGTGATCTGTGTAAAGCCCGCCGGCGTGCCTATGCCGGCATTGGCTGAAATCAAGGCAATGGCAGAGGCGAATCCACACGGCTTCGGCTTCTGTACATCGACAGGCAAGTTCTATAAATCAACAGACTTCGCTATCTTTGCCGAACGTCTTGCAGATGTGCGGACGGACGAGGCGTGTGTAATGCACTTCAGACTTGCCACCCACGGCAGCGTGAGGCGCCGGAATTGCCATCCGTTCCGTGACGGCGATTTGTTCTTCGCCCACAACGGCGTGCTGCCTTATCCGAGTGTCGGCGACCGCACGGACAGCGAGTATGCCTTTAGAAACATCCTTGCGCCGGTGGTGCGTGAGTACGGCTTGCGCTCGCCAGAATTGACGGCGGCGGTCGATGCCATAATCGGCGGATCGAGATTCGCCTTTCTGCGTGACGCCGATGTGCTGACGTTCGGCAAGTGGTTTGAGATGGACGGCTGTCTGTACTCAAACCTCACGTGGCTTTACTATGTAAACAATAGGCGGTTTGTTTATTCGCCGACCGCCTAAATTTCAAATAATCAATTACTAACCGCTATCTTTGATAGCACAAAAAGAGAAAAGTTATGAAAATTTTAAACCTGATTATCAAACAGAAGTATTTCGATGCCATTATGGCAGGTCGCAAGGTGCAAGAGTTCCGCGAGGTACGCCCTACCACCATCAAGAAGCTGCTGCAGCTTGATGAAGAAGGCTATGAGGTAGAAGACGAGTACGGCAACGCCCAGCCAATCAAGTATGACGCAATCCGCTTTTTTGTCGGCTACAACAAAGACCGCGACAGTGCTTTGGTCGAGGTTGAGAGTGCTTATTGTGAGATTTTTGTCGACGATGACGACAAGCCTATAGTGTATGAGTCGGGCGTCGACAAGGATGGCAATCCGCTCGAATGGATTGCCGAGCAGGTGGTTTTCAATTTGGGCAGAATCTTGGAGAAAGATATACGTGACAAGTCGAAACGATAGAAAACAAAAAAATGCAAGATTATGGCAAGAAGACAATCAAGCATCCAAAGGCAAATCAATAACAACGCCGGGCCTCGCCGGAATATGAATGGCGCAGGTGTCGGGGCTCGTCTTATTACAAGGCGAAAAGCCAACGGCAGAGCAGACGCAGGCAAGGCTGGCTTAGGCAGCCGTCGGCAACGCTACAGCGACCTTCGTGCAGCGTTTGGTTTAAGTACTGGATAGCGATGGGCAAGGTTGACGACACATTAAGACACATCGCCTACGTCAGACAGCAGTCTGACGGGGCGGTGTTGTTTTGTTCATTGGGCAAGGATTCGCTTGTATGCCTTGATTTGATGTACCCGCGGTTCAGCCGCATTGTCTGCGTGTTTATGTACTTCGTCAAGGACTTGGATCACATAGACAGGTGGATAAACTGGGTTAAGGCACGTTACCCGAAAGTGGAGTTCGTGCAGCTTCCACATTGGAATCTGACATATCTGCTCCGTGGCGGAATGTATTGCGTTCCCAACCCGAACATCAAACTGCTGAAACTTGCGGATGTCGTGAAGTCCGTGCGCCTGTCCTCCGGGGTTGACTATGTGTTCCTTGGAATGAAGAAAGCTGACGGGATGAACAGACGGCTGATGCTGAAAGGCTACGAGCAGAATCATTATGTGAGCAAAGGGATGTGCTACCCTCTCGCTGATTGGACGCAGCGTGACGTGCTGGCATATATGCGGCAGCACAATCTTCCTGAGCCGGTGCGGTACGGGAAGAAGGCTTCGGGCGGAATCGGATTCAACCTTGATTGCTTTTTATGGCTGAGAGAGAATTATCCGCAGGACTTGGAAAAGATATATAAAGTCTTTCCGATGAGCCGGCGGATATTGTTTGAATATGACAACAAAAATACTTGATTGGGACAAGGTGAACGCAAGTATGAGGTTGGTGAGAACAGTTAGATTATGGAATTATCAAAATACATAAAAGGTGAGGCGGCGGAGCTTAACCGTTCCGCCATCTCCTTTGCTTCGTACAATCCACGGAAGATTGACGACGAGGCAAGGAAAACGCTGAAACGCGGAATCAAAAAGTTCGGTCTTGTAGGAGGCATCGTAGTGAACAAACGCACCGGCCTGACGGTGGTTAGCGGACATCAGCGTCTTTCCGTTATGGATGAGCTGCAAAAGTACGACCCCACGACAAAGGAGAACGACTACAAAATCCGTGTGGAGGTCATCGACGTCGACGAGAAACAGGAGAAGGAATTGAACATCCTTTGCAATAATCCGAATGCACAGGGGGCGTGGGATTATGACGCTTTGGCTCGCATCGTCCCCGACATTGACTATAAGGACGCCGGACTGACGGAAGCCGACCTTAATATGATTGGATGTGAGTTCCTCCTGCAGACGGAGGAGGAGAACAACATCACCGCAGCCCTCGACGATATGATGGCGCCCGTCCGTGAGCAGAACGAGCAGGAGAAGGCACAACGCCTTGAGGAACGGCAGGCGGAACAGGCGGCGAAAGTCCAGCACATGAAGGATGTGAAGCAGATTGTAAAAGACAACGCTATGAGGCAGGTTCAGGATAACGAGGCATATATAATGCTTTCCTTTGACAACTTCGCCAACAAAGCGGCGTTCTGTGAGAGGTTCGGCTACGACCCCTACGACAAGTTCATCAAGGGTGAAGTATTTGACGACCAGGTGGAGGCTGTGTTTGAATAACGTGAATGGGAGAGGGTATTCTGATATATGGACTGAACAACGATAGGCGGAAGTATATCAGAGACCTACAGACTTTTGCGGACAAGGTTCTCAAAATAGGGAGACCTAAAGGCTTGTTATACAAGTTCGGCAATATAAGCAGGACGGTGGCGCGGTATATGCGAGAACAAAGATTAACATTGGAGTCGTTGACAACCATCATTTCAGATAAAACCATTCTGAAATACAGAAACCACCCGAAGCGGAAGAAAGGCGCGGTCGTGAGTTTCAAACGCTTTGTAATGGTGGAGGCAGCGGTGAAGAAGCCGAGGAATGTCTATATTGACACTAATAGAAACAGGCTTGTTTTCGTTTCATCGGTTAAGTACGCTTCAAACAAAGTGTTGAAAGTCGTTGTCGAGCCAAACCAGAACGTTAAAGGAAGAAGATACAATGTCGTGACTTCGATTGGTATTGTTGACAAAGTTGATATGAGAGGGCGGCAATATGACAAAATAAAATAGGAGATACAAACGTACCCCCTACTAAAGTGGAAAGGCAAAGGAGTTGAACCTCGCAATATCACCGCTGTTAACGCTGCTCGCTACCGATGCGACCATCAATCCACACTGCAAATATAGAGAACAAATTGAAAATAACAAAATAAAACAACAACAAAATGGCAAGACCAAAGAAATTCGATTACGATTCCGATGATTTCTACGATGAAATCCTCGCCCTCGCCATGCAGGGATTGACGGACGCTGAAATCGCCGACAGCCTTGCCGACAAATTCGGCGTGTCTTTGTCCCCGGATGTGTTTTCCACAATGAAGAACGGTTGCTATGCGAATTGGACAGAGAAGGAAAACCAAAGGCGCTCCGCTCGTTTTAATAAGGTCTTAGCGCGTGGACGCAGAAAAATCACTTCCATAGTCCGCGGCGCATACCTTAAAGGTGCCCTCGGTGGCAAGAAAATCAAATCGAAGACGGTTCTCCGCCGCAAACTGCGCATAGGTGGGGAATACACGGAAGACGAGGAGATTCAGACTTCCGAAACAGAATCCGAGATGCCTTACAATATGCAGGCGCTTGCAACCTGGCTGTACCACCACGATTCAGAATGGAGAAAGACCGAGCGCAGACAGGACGAGGATGCTTCCGACGTTCCGACCAATGTCGACAGGGGTGTTGATATTGACGCTTGGATAAAGAAGGAGGTCGGCAAATGATTGTTCCGCAGCCTGTGTACTATCCGATGTATGAGGACAAGGAGAAATTCATCATCCTTGTGACGGGAGGGCGCGGGTGTGAATCCCCGTCGCAAGAAGTCATTATGTCCGACTTGACCGTCAAGCAAATCAAGGATATTTCCGTCGGCGAGTTCGTTATGGGCGACGACGGCACCCCGAGGAAGGTTCTTGCAACAATGTCAGGGCGCAGTGATATGTTCCGAGTCCACCAGTCAAGTGCCGAGGACTATTTTGTCAACGATGCGCATATTCTCAGCGTGAAGAAAAGCAGTGCGGCAATAAGAGAAGGACGGTATAGGGAATATCCAGAGTATACAGACATCCGGGTGACAGATTATGCGTCCAAGAGTAAAAGATTCCGTGAGCAATTCCGTGGTTACAAGTCGCCATCCATCCCTTATCCGGAAACCCCCGTTCTGCTGCCCCCGTATCTGCTTGGATTATGGCTCGGGGACGGGACAAGTGTTTTCCCCCAAATAACAACACCGGACAGTGAGATTGTTGGGTATTTACAATCTTATGCGGAAGAAAAAGGATTAAGGCTTTCCCTTAATGGGGTCAAGGGAAAAGCGAGAACGTTCAGACTTGCAAAAACCGAAGGGCATACAAAACCAATAATGGATATTTTCCGCCAATACAATCTTATTGACAATAAGCACATCCCACAAGAATACATATCCAACAGCGAACACAACAGATTGGAATTGCTTGCCGGCCTGCTTGATACTGATGGTTATGCAAGCGGGAACGGCTATGAAATAATCCAAAATAACCGCTCCCTTGCAAAGCAAATCAAATATGTCGCCGATACGCTTGGTTTCAGAACAAACATAACCGAGAAGTCCGCACGATGCAATGGGAAAGACTGCGGCAAGGTATATCGGGTGACCATCAATGGAGACGTTTGGCGAATCCCTTGCAAGGTAGAGCGGAAAAGGATACGCAAGGAGGACGTGCGCAAGAACAAAGATTGGCATTTGTCGATGTTGAGCATCGAGTCTGCCGGTGTCGGGGATTGGTGCGGCATCTGTCTCGACGGCAATCAACGTTACCTCCACAGCGACGGCACTGTCACGCATAATTCGGGGAAGAGCTTCAACACCGCCGCATTCATCAGCCGGCTCACTTTTGAGCTTACTCCTGAAGAACACATCACGCACCAAATCCTCTACACTCGCTATACGATGGTGTCCGCCCACATCTCCATCATTCCGGAGATGCTGGAGAAGATTGAGCTTGATGGAACGGAGAAGTATTTCCATTCCACACGGACTGATGTGATAAACAGAATGACCGGAAGCCGTATAATGTTCCGTGGCATCAAGACTTCCTCGGGCAATCAGACGGCGAAACTGAAGTCAATCCACGGCATCACCACGTTTGTCTGTGACGAGGCGGAGGAATGGACGAGCGAGCAGGACTTCGACCGGATAATGCTCTCCATCCGTCAGAAAGGCATACAGAACCGTATCATTATCATAATGAACCCTACGGATTCCAACCATTTCATTTACCGCAAGTACATAGAGAAGACGCACAAGCTTGTGGAGTTTGACGGAGTGCCGGTGCAGATAAGCACGCATCCGAACGTTCTCCACATCCACACCACATATTTTGACAACATTGACAATCTGTCGCCGCAGTTCATCAATGAGGTTTCGCAGATTAAGAAAGACAACCCCGAGAAATATGCACATACCGTCATAGGCAGATGGGCGGACGTCAACGAGGGCGCCGTATTCAAGAAGTGGGGTGTCGTCAAAGAGTTCCCAAAATGGGCGAAGCGTGTCGCCATCGGCTTGGATTTCGGCTATTCCCATGACCCTACCGCCATTGTCCGCTGCGGTGTCGTGGACAACGCTTTGTATATTGACGAGATAGACTACAGGACTGGAATGCTTTCATCCGACATCATCAAGGCTCTTCGCCCCTGGGGGCTGAAGGTCATCGCCGACTCCGCCGACCCCCGGCTTATACAGGAGATACACAACGGCGGCATCCGCATCTATCCTGTCGCCAAAGGTTCAGGCTCCATCATTGCCGGCATTGAGAAGATGAAGGATATGGAATTGTTCATCACCGAGCGTTCCTACAACCTGCAGAACGAACTCCGCAACTATATCTGGGCGAGAGATATTGACGGAAGATATGTTAACGAGCCGGAAGACCATGACAACCACTGCATCGATGCCTCCCGCTACTTTGTCCTCGGCGAATTGCTCGGACGTATAATGCAGCCTAAAGACAACAGCAAATTATTCACTCACTAAAAATATTGATTATGACACTTGAAGAAATATTGGCGCTTCCCGATTCCTCGCAGAAGGTGTACTATCTGAAACGTGTGCGCAAGACGGACGTTCCCGACGCCCTTGCCCTTTTCAATGATTGGAATCCGGACAAGCACGAGATTATGGTCGATACGGTGAAATATCCGAAGGTCAAGATTGTGACGGAAAAAGAGCAGAGAATGTTCGACCCGGTGTCCGGCAAGACCACCACCATCCCGGAGAAGACCAAGGACGTGGAGCCGAACCGCATCGCGCTTCCCCTTGAACAGGACATTGTGAACATTCACACGGCGTTCACCGTGGGGACGGAGCCGAAGATGAACTGCGAGCCGGAAGAGGCGGAACGTCCGCTGTTTGAGGCAATACGCAAGGTGCTTGTCAAAAACAAAATCAAGTATCAGAACAAACGTATCGTGCGGTCGTGGTTCGCCGAGCAAGAGTGCTGCGAGTATTGGTATTCCGTCCCCGATGATGGATTCTGGGCTTCTCTCGGCAGACGCATAAAGGGACTGTTCGGCGGCAGTGTTCCGTCAACCCGTCTGAAAAGCGCGTTGTGGTCTCCGTTCCGCGGGGATAAGCTGTATCCGTTCTTCGACACGGCGGGAAACCTTGTGGCAATGTCGCGCGAGTATATACGCAGAGAGATTGACGACACGGAAACGACGTGCTTTATGACGGTCACCGCTGATATGGTCTATCAGTGGGAAAGCCAGAAAGGATGGCAGTTGGTGAAGTCCTTCAAGCACGGGTTTGGAAAACTGCCGGTCATCTACTGCTACCGACCGAAAGCGTACTGCGAGAAGATTAAGACACTGCGTGTCCGCCTTGAAAAACTTCTGTCCAATTATGCCGACTGCATCGATTACCACTTCTTCCCCATCCTTATGCTTTTCGGCGACGTGGAGAATTTCAGCGGCGAGTTCAAGAGCCGTGTCGTCGAGCTGACCGGACAGGGGGCGAACGCGCAGTATCTGACGTGGAATCAGGTTCCCGAAACAGTAAAGTACGAGGCGGAAACGCTCATCAACCAAATCTATGCGCTGACCAACACTCCGCGCATATCCTTTGACAGCCTTAAAGGCACAGGCAATGCGTTGTCCGGTGTCGCCTTCGACTATGTGTTCCTCTCCACACACCTTGCGGTGGAGAACCACGCGGAGGTGATAGGCGACTTCATGCAACGCCGTGTCAATTTCCTCGTTTCCGCTTTGGCGTCCATCAATCCGAGCCTCTCCAAAGCGGCGAAGACCATTGATATTGATGTGGAGATTCAGCCGTACCGCCTCGACAACATAGAGGACTTGGTGCGCGTCGCCGTCAGCGCCCTCCAAGGTGGTGTGTGGTCACAGAAGCACGCTGTCTTGTTCGCCGGCAACGCTGACCGTATTGATGAAGAGATGAAACAGATAAAAGAAGATAAGGAAAGCGGTGGAGTAGAGGGGAACAACAAGGCTGTCCCGACCGAATAAAAACATTAACGCCAATTGTTTAAGCGCTTCCACGAGACCGAACTCAGGGAAGCGCTTTTTCTTTGTATTTTCGCATAAAACACATACGAGTATGACAATAATAGAACAAATCTTGGCGGCTCTGCAACAGAAATTCTCCGGGGTGGACACCGCCATCCTTTCCCGCATTGCCAACAAGAAGGGAGAGGGAGTGACGGACGAGAGCAAGGTGAACTCAATTGTCGAGGGCATAGGCTTTCAGGACGTTCTTAATTCTTATGGCGATTTCCGTGCCGACGGAGCCGCTTCCACGGCAGTGAAAAACTATGAGCGGAAGCATAATCTGAAGGACGGAAAGGCGGCGGACGAACCTACGCCAACGAATGAGCCACAGGACATTGCGAAACTGATTGCCGATGCGGTCAGCGCCGCCGTCAGTCCGTTGTCGGACAAGCTGACACAGTTCGAGGCTGCGAAAGCGAGGGAAACGCGCGGTGAGCAGATTCTTGCGAAGGCAAAGGAGTACGGCATCCCGGACACTATCGCCAAACGCTACGCCATTCCCGACGATGCGGATTTGGACAGTTATTTCAAAGACGCGAAGCAGGAGTTGGCGAACGCCGGATTCAACGGCATCCCTTCCCCCGAGTCGTCCGATGCGAAGATAGAGAAAGAGAATGCCTCTATCGCGAAGATGATAAACGAGGGAACAAAATCAATTGTAGAACAAAACAAGTAAACAAATGGCAGCAGGATTCAAGTATGATTTGCAACCGGCGGTTGAAATGGAGGAGCGTTACGACGTTCAGACCGGCATCCGCCGCCGTGGCGAGTACAAACTCGTCACGGAACATTTGAGTGTGGGCGCCACGCTTCCGGTGTTCGCTCCGATCTGCGCGGACTTGAAAGACAAGTTCGCTTATCCGGTAGTGAATATGACGGTTGCCGAAGCTTATACCACAGGTGACGCCAACCTTTCCATCAAGGTGGCCAAAGGCTCTTTCCCATACAAAGGTATGTTTGTGGGCAACGGCTCCAAGGGGGCGGAGGTCACTGCGGTAGACACCACCAACAGTGAGTATGACACCATCACCATCAAGGCGGCTTTCGGTGCGAACCTTCCCAAGGGGACGGTGCTGTTCGAGGCAAAAGCAGTATCGGGAACGGCACAGAAATACATCGCCAATTCCGCCCTCTTCAACAAGACAAAGGTGGATGACGGCATTGTCCTTGTGGCGTTGCTCCGCACCGCGGCAGAGATTGAGCCGAGCAAACTCGCCATCCCGTTCTCGGCGAACGACAAGGCGAATATGAAAGGCTGGTTTGAATTTAACGAATAAGGAGGACTGAGTATGTTTTTGACTATTGAAACTTTATTTAACGACCCCAATATCGTTAGTGCGGTTATCAACCGCGTCAACCAGACGCGCAAGGACACTATCTATTGGCAGCAGTATCTGACATTCCGTCGTACCACCACGAGAGTGTTCAAGGACTACATCGGCACTGTAACCGGTGTAATGGCAGGTTCCATCAATTCACGATTCGGAGAGAAACCAATCCGCGAGCGTCAGAACATCGGAAGCGGTTACGGAGAAATCGCATATCTCGGCGACGCTTATCAGATGTCTATCGACCGCCTGTCCGAACTTCAGGATTTGATTGACAAATTCAACGAGGCGAAGACAGCCGACCAAAGCACGGCGCTCAACGAGATTGTGAACTTCATTCAGGACGACTACCGTCAGATCACGCTTGCTCCGCACAAGCGTATGGACATTGTTGTCGGCTCTCTTCTTATGACCGGCAAGGCGGAGGTGTACAACAAGGACGCCGCCATATCTTCGGGCAACACCAGCAACAAGGTGCTTGAGATTGCGCTTCCTTTCAATTTCCTCAAACCTTCCGACACCGACGTGAAGAGCGACGGCAAGAAGATGTTCGTTTCCTACCTTCGTGAGGAACTGAACAAACTCGCTCCGGACTACGGACGCTATGCCAAGATGATTATGTCGCGAGCCACTTTCAACAAGACCATTCTCGGTTCTTCTGAATTTGGGGAGCAGTACAAGATGATTCTCGGCAGCAACGAGATGAAATTGTCTACCGGTTTGATTTCTTCGGATTTGGCTTCGGAGGTGTTTACCGGATTAGGTCTTCCACGCATCGAAATCAAAGAGGACTATGTGAAAGACCAGACGGGCAAGAACGTGCAGATTTATGCGGACAACCGCATCACTCTGCTTCCGTCCGATGAAATCGGCTATATGCGCCATCACACCCCATACGAGGCTGTAGACCCGGTGCAAGGCCGCACCTACACCGCGGCGGACGGTCAGATGCTCATCTCCAACTACCGCGACAAGAACGGCCGCTATATGGAGTACACGGCTGAGTGGATTCCTCAGATTGTGAACCCGCAGTTGATTACGAACATTGATTTGTCGCAATTGTCGTGAATGTGAAGGACTACATATCACAGAGGCTTCAGACCTTCGGCGTGGCAATGTCGGAGGCTGAACTTCTTGATGTGTGCCTTTCCGCAGGCATCGACGGCGGTGACGAGGTGGAGAGCGACAATTACGTCCGCGTGAACATCGGTCTTGCCTCGGTCATTCCTATGCTGCTTATGCGTGCCACATCGGTCAGCGAGAGCGGTTTCTCCATGTCCTGGAACGTAGAGGGGATGAAAGAGTACTACGCTTTCCTCTGCCGCAAATATGGGCTGACCGATGAACTCAACACCGACAAACCGAAAGTGAGATTCCTATGATGTACACACCGCACATATTGCAGAAACGCATTGCTTCCGCTTCATCACGCGACGAGTACGGGCGCATCATCCCCGTGACAGACGAGCGGTGGGAAACGGTCTGCGCCTGCAGGTGCGATGACAACACCACACAGAATTTCACGACGGACAACGGTGAGGTGTTCCGCCCCGACTATCACGTTGTGTGTCCCGGCAAGGCTGATGTCAAAGCCGGCGACTACATCCGTGTTATGGACGGCGGCGAGGTGCGCGGCTGCGGTGAGGTGTCGATGGTCAAACATACGAATTATTTGAGCTATTCCGAATTATGGATGTGACTGTGGAAACGGACTTCTCCGATGTTGATGACTTCTTCCAAGACGGGGAGTGGGAAGTGCAGAAGGAGATGATTGACGCAGGAGCCGAGGCGGTCGAGTACGCCAAGGCAAACGGCAATTACCAAGACCACACAGGCACGCTGAGACGCTCGAACAAATACGATGTTGACGAGAGAACCTTGACGCTCTACAACGATGCCGAATCCCCCGGCGGATACAATTACGCGTCCAATGTAGAAGCCAAAGGATTTGACGTGCTGAGCGGCGCCGCGCTGTATGCGGAGCGACAATTGAAAGAAAAATTTGAGAAATGATAACGGTTTCCGACATAGAAAAGATTCTCTACAAGGACTGCGCCACTTTCGGGGTCGAGGTCTTCCCTTACGGCAATGTACCGGAGGGGGAAATCACCGCCGAGCGCATCGTAGTCCATTCCAAGCCTTTGCAAACCGAAAAGATTTGGAACAAGTCCTTCTGCGATGTCAACATCTGCGTTCCCGACAAGAACGGACAGGCGGACAAAATCCGTATCGACGTGCTTGCGAGAGAGGCGCAGGACAGGTTCAAGGGTGTTGTCGGGGATTTCGACGGAACTCCGTATCATTACAGTTGGGACACCATTGGGGTGGAGAATGACACGCAGATGCGCTGTCATTATGTGAATGTGAGAATATTGTTTGAGGTTTTAAATATAGATTGATATGAAACCATTTATAGGAATTAAGCAGATTTGGTACGGCGAGGTGTTTTCCGCCGCCGTCACTGCGGCTACGCTTAAAACGTGGCTCAAAACAGCGACCGAGGTGAAGAACTCGCATCAGGACACGTTCCAGTATACGCAGGACGATCCGAGTGTGGACGACTACACCAACGAACTGACGGGAAAGCCGTACTACCGCGACATCAAGAGCGAGGGCAACAAGACAATCACCTTCACTATGGGTGAGTATGCCTTCAAAGACAAGGTGGCGCTTCAGGGCGGCAAACTCGTGGGCGCCGGGGACGGTGACGGCTGGGAGGCTCCGGACAACCCGGAACTCATATACAAGGGAATCGTTGCAAAGACGAAGACCGGACACTATGTGGTGTTCACATACGCCGGTATTGTCGGAAAGACAACGATGGCCGAGAAGAATATGGGACTCGGTGTTTCCGCCGTCGCTATGGACAACCCCACCGACGCGGTGAAGGATGAGTATTGGTTCGACGGTGCGAAGGTAGACGCAGCAGAATAGTTTTTTAGTTTGTAATAGTGTTAGGTTGGCGGCGGGCGAGGTTCTTCCTTTCCCGCCGTTTTGTTTTCTTATGAAAGATGCGGCAAAAATAGTGGCGAGCGCCGTTCTGGGGGCGGACGCCGTCAATGTGATAGTAAACGACAAGGTCTATGTGGTAGAGCCTCCCACCATACGCAAACTCGCGGGCGCCGGGCTTTGGCTTTCCGACCTGCGTCCGGGCGACAATGTAGGTATTTCCGAGGTTCTGAAAATGCTCTCCAGCGACAATGCGGCACATGCGCTGTCGTGGTTCATCGCCGGTGACGAGAGCCTTACCGAGGAATTTCTCGACGCCCCTTTCGAGGACGTAGTGTTGGGGATAGAAGCGGCTTACAGCCTTGTTTCCACTGTAAATTTTTTGAAGCTATCGACTTTGGCGAGGAATGTAGCAGGGCTGATAGCAAGGCAGAAACGATAGGCAACGACTGCCTACTCGGACAGATTGCGTCATTCATGGACTCCCTCCATCTCACATACGGGCAGGTTGTCAACGAGATTCCATACCGCAATCTTGTGATTATGAGCAAGGACAAGGCGCGCATTGCCTATGATGGCGTCATGCGCGAGGTGTCCGAGGATGATTTACACATAAAATTTGATGAATAATAATGGCAGTACTGGCATTCAAGGTGGAGGCGGACTATGAGGAAGTCCTTCGTCTGAGACAAGAGATAGACAAACTTAAATCGGAACTGAAAGGCATCAATAGCAGTCTTAATCCGGGGAAATTCTCCGAGGTCAACGACAAGTTGCGGCAGACGACGACACGTTTTGACGAGATGAAGAAAGCGGCGGCGGATGCCGGAGCCGCATTTGTTCGTGAGGGCGGAATGATTGACGATGCGCTGACAAAAATAGCGGCGGGTGTCGCGGGGGCGTTCGCCGTGGACAAGATAAAGGACTTCGTTATGGAGGTGGTCAATGTCCGCGGTCAGTTCCAACAGTTGGAGGTCGCATTCAAGACAATGCTCGGCAGCGGCGAGAAAGCGAGCAAGCTGATGAACCAATTGGTGCGCACCGCCGCCACCACTCCGTTTGACCTGCAAAGCGTGGCACAGGGCGCCAAGCAGTTGCTCGCCTATGGAACGGCTGCCGAAGATGTCAACGACACGTTGATTAAGCTCGGCGACATAGCGGCAGGCTTGTCGCTTCCTTTGGGGGATTTGGTGTATCTCTACGGAACGACGGTCACACAAGGGAGAATGTTCACTCAGGATATGCGCCAGTTTATGGGGCGAGGTATTCCGATGGCGGAGGAGATAGCCAAGGTGATGGGTGTCGCAGAGCAAGAGGTCGCCGGTCTTGTCACCGCCGGCAAGGTGACCGCCGACGTGTTCAAGAAAGCGATTGACGGAATGGCTGCCGAGGGTGGAAAATTCGGAGGCTTGATGGAGGCTCAATCAAAGACAATCACCGGGCAGATAAGCAATATCGAAGATGCTGTAGCTATGATGTTCAACAAAATGGGTCAGCAGTCCGAGGGGGTCATCAACACGGCATTGTCCGGGGTGTCGTATCTTGTGGAGAATTATCAAGAAGTCGGTCGTCAGATAGGCGCGCTTGTGACGGCATACGGCGCCTACAAAGCCGCATTGATTACGCTTACCGCCATCCAGCGTGTGAATATGGCGGTACTTCGTCAAGCCGCACTCGAGAAGCAGTTGGCGGCGGCGCAAGGCATAGCGTTGAGCAATGCGGAGGCACTTGCGGCGGCACGGACGAAGTTGCTGGCATTGGCACAGCAAGGTTTGGTCAAGGCGATAAAGGGTGTGACAGCGGCTCTCGCTTCCAACCCCTACACATTGGCGGCTCTTGCGGTCGCCGCACTCACCGTGGGCATATATGAGCTTGCCACCGCAGAGAGCGAGGCGGAGAAGCGCACAAAGGCGATGAACGATGCCGTAGACAAGCAGAAAAAGGCGATGGAAACGTTCCATCAGCACAATCAGGACTTAATCAACACCGCAACGGACGAAACGAAATCAACATATCAGCGCATTGCCGCCTTTGAGGAGTTGAAGCAGACAATGCCGGGTCTTATTGACAAATACAAAGACTTGGAAGCTCTGACCAAGGCGATGAAGGAGGAAGGCGCGCGTCCGGCGGCTCTTGATTCCGCCGACATTGACAAGATGAAGCAGGATGCCGAGAAATGGGAAGGCTATTTGGACGCACTGCGCAAGGCCAGCGGGTCGATTAGCGATTGGGGTTCTTGGGAAAGCGTTGGAAAAAGCTTGAGAGACCGCATTGATACAACCCCCGAAGAGGCGGAAGCCATTGTCGCGAAATTAAAAGAAGCGTATTCAGCCTTACAGAGTTCGGGCGCAGACATATCACAGACATTGAAAGGGGAGGCGGCGGAACTGAAAGACGCTCTTGTCCTTGTTGAAGGCAAGGTTGCCGCCACCGCGAATGTCTATGAGGAAGCATTCGCGCGGATGAAAGCCGCCAGCCTTGCGGACACGCAGAGAAAAGAACAGGAGGCATTCGAGAAAACGTACAATTCGGCGGAAAAAACGCAGAAGGCTATTGGCGACTACAGCAATGAACTCGATGCGTTGAAGGCGAAGATGAAGGGCAATGCGTTCACCGTCATCACCGATATTGTCACCAAGGAGAAACCGCAGAACTGGTTCCAAGCGTTGAAAGGCAGAATGAATGAAATCACGAATGCGAACCCTTTGACAATCTCAGTGCAGTTGGAGGCATCGCGCCTTGAATCGTTTATAGAACGTCTCCGCAACCGGTTGAAAGGCATCGCCAACGACAGTTATGGCAAAGCTTTCGCGGATGCGGAAAAGGCGTGGAAAGACGCAAGGAAGCTTGTGTCCGATATGGAGAAAAACAAATCCTCGTACACTGCTGAGGCTTACAAGGAAGCCAAGCAAGACTTGGATGATAACAAGAAAGCGTTTGAGGCATTGGGCGGAGACACATCCACCAAGACCACTACACGAAGCTCGTCACCTGTCGAGTCGGCCGAGGAAAGGCAGGCGCGGCTCCGTTCCGCTCATCAGCGCACGGTAGACACAGTGGAAAAGAACGCACAAGACTTGAAGCGCAAGGAGGAGGATTTGCAATATGAAACCGACCTTGCCCGAATCAATGCTATGCAGGACGGCTTCGACAAAGAACAGCAGTTGCGCACCTTGAACCATCAGAAGGTTCTGCGCGACCTTGACCGCGAGCAAGAGGATATGGTTGCGGCAATAAAGGCGGCGGCGAAGGCTGAATGGGATGCCCGTGAGAACGAGGAAAAGGAGAAACACAAGAAGTATGTCCCCAAGGCGTTCGATTGGGATAAGAACGCCACCGACGAGCAACGGGGACAGGTCGCCTCGGTGGTTGGCTTGTACGGTAAACGGAAAGACAATCAAAAGGCGGTCAACACCGCAGAGGACACAGCGGCTCTCAACAAGGCTCTTGACCAATACAAAGGGTACACCGAGAAGCGCAAGGACATAGAGGAAAAGTATTTGCAGGCAGAGGCGGACATCCGGGCGAAATATAAGAAGAAAGGCAAGACAGGCTCGGAGGAAGAATCCGCGTCACTGGAAGAAGTCAAGCGGCAACGTGCGGAGGCTATTGAAAGCCTCGACACGGAGTTTGCGATGCGCAAGGAGGATTTCGAGATATGGGCGAACACTGTTGCCTCCTTCTCCATTGAACAATTGGAGAATATGCTTGCTGAAGCGGAGAAAAAGCTTGACGAGATGAAAAATGATGCCGGTGCGTCCTCCTCTGATTTAGCCACTCTCGGCGCCGCGATAAAGACGCTGCTCTCCGCATTGAAGGACAAGAAGATTCAGAAAGCGAGGGAGGAGGCGGACACACCGCCCAAGAAGCGGACTATAGAGCAGTGGCAGAAACTTTCCGAGGCTCTTGACAGCGCGAATCAGAAGTTCCAGGAGATAGGCGATTCCGTAGGCGGTGTTATGGGCGACATCATAAAGACGACATCCGAGTTCTCCGTGTCGGTGCTGTCGATGGTCAACGGCATCGTTTCCCTTGCCACATACTCCACCGAGGGGATAAGAGCCTCCTCCCAAGCCGCCAAAACCGCCATAGAGGCGGTGGAGAAGGCTTCCATCATCCTACAGGTCGTTTCTGCCGCATTCCAGATTGCCACGAAAATAATGTCGCTATTCGGCGCCAATTACGACAAGTACAATGAGGAGAAGAAAGCGGTTGAAGCCTTGTCGGAAGTATGGGACGATGTCATAGCCAAGAAGAAGGAATATATCAAAATGTCATACGCGGACGAGGCTCGCAAGGCTACCGCAGAAACCATCAGTATGCTTGAAAAAGAAGCGCAGGCTTATCGTAATCTTGGAAAGACAAGACTTAACTCCGGCGCGTCGGCAGGCTCGCACTCCATAGGCATCCGCATCAAAAAAACGTTGATGGAAGACTCCGCTCTGATGCGTCAGTTCCAGGCAGGGTTGGCAGCCGCCGGCGCAAATTACAACGATGTTATCTTCGGACGTATGGAAGGCTTGTTCAACCTCACGTCCGAGCAGTTGGAGAAACTGAAGACCACGGCACCGGAGGTGTGGGCGCGGCTTGACAGCGACGCCCGTGACTATCTTGACAAACTCATCGAGATAGGAGAGCAGTCCGAAGAAGTCAAGAACTCGTTGAAGGAATCATTGACGGGATTTTCTTTTGATTCGATGAAGGAAAACTTCATCAGCAACCTTATGGATATGGATTATTCCGCCAAGGATTTTGCCAACGATGTCAACAAGATGTTTGCTAACGCCTTGGTCACTCAGATGGTGAACAAGAATTACAAGGACAAGCTCCAAAAGGTGCTCGACGATATGGCTGAAGCCATCGGAAGTGACAACGAGCAGCAGCGTATCGAGCAAATCAAGAAGGACTATGCGGCGATGAGTGCCGCCGCCAAAGAGGAGGCTGACAAGATTATGGACATCACCGGCTATGGGGAATCATCCCAGCAAAGCGGTGATTCGGGCGGTTTTGAAGCGATGTCGCAGGACACTGCCGAGGAATTGAGCGGTCGCTTTACGATGCTCCAGGTAACAGCTCAGAACCAATACCAAAGAATTACTGAGATTTCCGGCTCTTTGTCCGGGATGCTCTCCATCGTCCGTGACACGTACAATATCCATAACGATGCTCGGACAATCCTTGCAGAGGGGTTGCTTGAATTGCGAACCATCAGCGAGAATACGGCTATCAACAAGAAGATGCTGCCAATACTCGAGAGCATAGAGAAGAAGGTGAAGACGAGCTTATAACACGCTATATGTATATAGTAAGGTGTGGCACATCTATGCTACACCTTATTTTGTCTGTATTTGCTAAAAAGTGTTAACGTTGTGTATTTTGTTGGGCAAAGTGTTGCATATATGACACAAAGGTATTATCTTTGTAACAGAAATAAAAACAAAGACTAACTCAACCGACCGGGGCAGGTCGTTAAAGTCCGCAGAAAAAAAATGAGAATAATGAGCACTTACAAAAAAGAAGAATGGACAGAAGCCGAAATCAGAGAAAACATCACCGCGCTTTTTGGCAACGATGAAATCGGCAATGATTATGCAAACAACTTGATTGAAATGCTTGCACAAACTGACGACACCGAATGTGTCATCGAAACAGAAAACGGCGAATTGCACATCGTGAAGCGTGCAGACATCTGTGACGATAATGGTATCGCAGAAATTGCTGAAGAAGATTTACATTTCTAAAACAACTGAACAACAAAATCATAAACGAATAAGAAAATGGCAACAATTACAGATGTATGCTACCTTACGCAGACACCGAGATATGGATATGTCACAATAGACGACATAGAGTGGGTTGATGATGTAGACGAGAAGGATTTGGAAAAAAACGAATACACGCTCATAGAAATGGACAAGTCAGCCTATGCTGACTTCGCCGATCCCAGATACAACCCTACGTGGGAGGATGACTACGGATGGAGTGATGATGATGTATACCGACTGATAGTGATTGATAACGAGGACACCTACCACAAGGTGTGCAAGCGCAAGGCGGAGGCAGAGGCACGGATGCGCCTATGCAAGGCACTAAAACAAGCGAGGACGAGCAAAGAAATGTCACAAGTCGCCCTCAGTGAGAAGAGCGGTGTTGCACGCTCCAATATAGCACGGATTGAAAGTGGCAACCTTAACGCAAGTCTTAATACGATACTAAGCCTATGCGAGGCTCTTGACTGCTCTCTGGTCTTGATTCCAAGATAGCAAGACCACCACACACCGAAAGGGGTTGCACATATCGTGCATCCTCTTTTTTTGTCGAACATCGCCCTACGACGGATTGTCGCAAACTTGTTTCGGCTTGTTGATGTCGTTCGCTGCGATGCCGAAACAACGGACAAAGCGTTCAATGTCAGCCGCACGCTCTCGGCGCGGCACAATCCGATATAAGTCGATAGCGTGACGGCTATTCTTCTTCCGTGTCTTGATGATGTCGTTCTTCATAATGTTTCCCTTTCTTCTTTCTGCAACAATCGCACAGGAGCGGCGCGGCATCATTGTGTATCAACTGGGCAAGACCGCCAGCGAGATAACACGCTTCTTCACTCGACAAGTCCACATTGGAGCCTTCGCAGATGTGCGCTACAAGGTGGTGCAGTTCGTGGACGAGCGAATTTGCACACTCCGACGCGGACGAAGCAGCGCCGACAACCATCACCGACCTCCGTAAGGCGATGTTGCTGTACGTCAGACCTCGGTTTAAGCGGCTCTGACGCAAGTTTTCTTCCGCCTTGATAAAATACTCATCGTCGCAGTCTACCGCACGCAGACAGGCGAGAACCGCGTCTGCGCCAAAAGAATGGACGGCAAGAAACACCTCCGCCGTCCACCCATAACCCACTATGTCAAGCGTAAGCCGTATCACAGCACATCCTCCCACGGAATGCCCACTCCGTTGCGCGCGCAGTCGGCATAAAAGCGGTTGAAAATAAAGCCGTCGGCTTGGTCTTCATCGCCCAAAACATCACTCACATACTTCGCTACCGCGGTGTTGTCCGCAAGACATCCGCCGAGGAAGTCAGCCTTAGCCATATTCGCCACATACACATAGTCGTGGTCTGTGCAGTCAATCTGCACAGATGCGGACTTCAACAACTCGTCGACATCTTCCTTTCTCCACGGATCGATGCGCTTTCCGTCCTTACGCATAAGCGATACGGCGAACTCGCACATACGGCGGTTGAAATGCCACCCGTTGTGTCTGAGGTATTCGGACATTCCGTGCGGCTTCGTGTCGTACAAGTCAAGAGGCTCACGATGTTTCATAGCGCTCTCTAATATCTGCGACGATAGCCGCGTTCTCCGTAGCGGTCGCGGTCATCATCATCGTTCCACTTCTCGCGGTCGTCGCCCATGGTGCGGTAGTCGTCGTAGTGACGTTCGCCCATCCGTCCGCTTCCGCGGTGCAAATCATCTATGCACTGCATAACCTTTCCACCATAGCGGAGCATCTTCTCCGCGTTCTCGGCAAGCGTTCCCAGCTTGTCTTCAGTGATTTCAATCATATATCCCATAGTCGTTTCAGTTTTTGGTTTTCGCGACAGACGTGTTCAGTGCCTTGGACAGCATCGAACGTATGTCCGACAATGTTCCCTCCATTCCTGTGACCTTCTCCTCGAGCAAGCCTATTTTCTGCTCTTGCTCGCGCTCCTTGGCGAATTGAGGGTTGAGAGTCTGCAACATAGTGTCGCACGCTCCGATAACTCGCTTGTGATACTCCACGCTCTCGACAACGCTGCGCGACGTTCTGAGCATCGCTTCCACCTCCGATGTCATTGCTTCCTTGTTGTCTGCAACGACAACGCTCCCTTGATTGGCTATGGCGAGCGAGGCGGGAAGCTGCTTGAAGTCAACCGCCGTTCCGTCGTCGGTCTTCACCGAGATGTCGACCACTTGCTCCACGTTCTGCGGGAATGCCGAATATGGATTTGTCGGTTGTGCGTACCTCGGTGTCGGATTGCTTACCGACACCACTTGTCCGACTTTCAATGTCGGGGTTTCCCCTTTCTCGAGGATGTATATCAATGCGTTCTGTCTTAGTCCACTGAACATATCTGTTGCTTTTTTTTGTGTTAAACAATTCCCGACATCAATTGCAAGGTGTCGGTTTGGCGGTCGAACCACAGCTGCACCACTCCAGTTCCTGGAATGTCGGCGGCTGTCAGTGCGGCGCCGTTGAATTTAGTGACGGCTTTTGTCACTCCGTTTGTCTCGAAGAGGACAGGCAGTGTGCCTGTCGTGCCTGTCGGAACGGCTTGCACCAAATCGACGAACAGAGTGCCGCGATACCACGCGTTGACGAATGCGTGGTTGGCGAACGTGAACACAACGCTGTCGGTGTTTACTTTCACGCCTGTTGTCGATATAGCGGCAGAGCCGCGCCTATTGACGAATGTAAATGCTCGGAAAGTCATAGCGCCCTCCTTTCTACGTCCAAAAGGTAGTGCCGTTCAGTCCGTACAAGCCCATCTGCGCTGCAACACAGTTCGGGACTGCGGTTGCTTGTGGATAGTTCAAGGTTACCGTCTCGGGCAATTTGCATTTGATTCCTGCCACCTCGCTCTGCAGTCTGGCGAGAGCGGCATTGATAGGAGCGATTGCGCTGCCGAAAATCTGCGATGTCATTGCCGACGACTTGAACGTTCCGTTCTCCTCGCGGAGAATGTCAATCTTGTTCTGCATCTCGCGCATTTCCGCTGCCGCTTGTCCAGCGACAATCTTGTCTGTCGCCTCCTTGATGGACTTCTCAATGTCGCACGTCTGGCGCTGTGTTTCGAATGCTACCGAGGAGAAGCCGCGCTCCTGTCCCACAGCAACGTTGTTGATTGCGCCTTGCAGAGTGTTCGTCTGCTGACACGTTGCGAGACGGTTCTCGCAGCAGCAGCTGGCTATCTGCTGGGCAATCTGCATATTTCCTTGCTGAAGCGCGTTGATTACCTGCATCCCCGACATTCCGACTTGGTTGCCTACACTCTGCACTTGTGATGTCAAAGCGGCGATTGCGCTCTGAATCTGACCCTCGGTGCAATTGAGCTGCGTCGCAAGGTTGCTCAATGCGTTGCGGTTTCCGCCGATAGCGTCCATCAGAAGACTGCGCCCGTAATCGTTGTTGATTTCGCTGGCTATGCCTCCGCCGTTGTTGCGACCGAAACCCCAGCCGTTGCCTCCCCAACCCATAAGGAAGAACAGGAAGATTACCCACATGAACCAACCTCCCTCGCCGCCAAAGCCGCCGTTGTTGCGGTTCATAGCGAGAAGCAAGTTTGGATCGAGACCGCTCTTCTGCATCAGCGGAGCAAGAAGCGACATCATTCCATTGTTGCCGTTCTCGCCGAAAACATAAGTTTTTGATTCCATATAATATTGATTTTAAGACGCTGGCAATATTGCCAGTGATGCAAATATCGCACGGAATCACTCGGTGTCAAAGAAGATGCTTGCTATGTGTTTGCGTAATGCTTGCAAGTTGTTTGCGTAGACTTTGTTTGTTGTTTTCCTGTTGTCAGCAGTCAGCAGATGACGCACATTGGATGGCGTCATTCCGAACATCTCGGCTATCCTACGCGGGTACAGACCGATGTCGTAAAGCGTCTGTATGACGAGCATTCTTGCGTCCACAACGTCAGCGTCGCGGCTCTCCGACAATATCCTGTCGCTCGGAATGTCGGATGCTTCTGAGGCGAATTTCACAGCCTCGGCAAAGATTTCGATTGTTTTCATTTGATTTTCCCTATTTAATTTCTTAACTTTGCCGAACCACAACATCCGCTTTATCTTTACAAGACACAAAACGTCCGTGCGATTCAGGCATAATTGGCTCCCGACACCGCACGGAACGTGTGTTGATAAATAGGATGTTGTGGTGATATTTTATTTAGTCGGGGGCTTTTTTTCTATTTCCGCATCTTCTTCACCGCCAACCAAATCACGACCGCCGACACAACGGCGATGAACGCACCGATGGCTATGCCGCCGATGTCCTGCTTCGTCTTTTCCCATCGAGAGAGTTTGCGCTCCACGGGGTAAGGTACGGCAATGCTGTCCGTCTTGCTCCGATAGATGGTGTCGCGCTGCACAACGTACCGCTCGCGCCACCGCCACGCAGTCACCTTGATTGTGTCACCGCTGCGCTCCACGACCACCGAGTCGCGCACATACACGGAATCGGTGCGAATCTTGTTCACGTAGCACGTATCGGTGCGCACAGACTCCACAGGTACATACTGCACCGACTTGCATCCGAGGCACATCACCGCAAGCACGGCAATCAGCACCCAGCCTATCACCACGCAGACATATCTGCATTTCTCGTCATCTCTCATATCTCAAAAACGTTTATGACAAAAGGAGCGGCGACTCCGACATTCGGAATCACCGCCCCAGCGTTTTTAAGCACATCTCCATTATGGAGTGTTCGGTTGCTGATTTATCAGAAGCAACGGTTTCAACATCTTTGTCATCGCTTTTCCTTGAAAAATCAGTCTGAGTATATCTACTGGCAAGGACATCATCCTTGCTTGCTCTGTATAGTCCAAATTGAATTCATCCTGCAACATATTTTCCGCATCCGCCAAATATGTCGGGCTGTCAAGCTCCACCTGTATAGGCTCGTTTGTGCGCCATCCTTTACGACTCAATTCTGTCATAAGCATTTTGTATCTGTTGCTGTCTATTTTCCCGAGAGTTTTCGCACGCACAACCAAAGACGACATTGATGTCAGCCACATTCGCTTCAGCAGGGGCAATGCCGATGGTTTCAAGTTCAGAAGAGCACTACCTATCTCCCTCTCTGGCATCAAAAATTCCGCCGCAAATTGATTGGCTTCTTTTTCCTTATCCCTCGCCTCAAGGACGATGAACATACTGTTGTGCATTATCAAATGTCCAAGCTCGTGGGCAAGAGAAAAGCGGATGCGGTCGTTCGGCATATTCTTGTTGACGACAACAATATGGTTCCCCTTGTCGGAGACAAGCGACACCCCGTCAAAATCCTTATACTCGCAATCCCAAAAATACACAAACACACCATTGCGTTCCAGAAGATTGCAGATGTTACGGATTGCGCCACATCCAATTCGGCACGTTCTGCGTGTCTGTCTTGCAGCCTCCTCCGGGCTTATTCCATTCTCCACATCAAGGTAATGAAAATTAAAAGGAGGAGCTTCAAACTCATCAAGAATGTTGTCGAACACATAAGCCGCAGTCGATACAAACCTATCTATTTTTGTCTTGTCCTTCTCTCCAATCTGATTTTTCTTGCGGTAGTGTTTGCTCTCGGGATTGTTGTTGATTTCTATATTGAGAAACTCGAAAGGAAATTCAAGAGCCTTCATTGCATTGCGCAATGCGGTTTCTGACAAAGAACCTCCTAATTTTTCAAACTTTGAAAGGTTGGATTGCGATAAGCCAGCAACTCGCTTTGCCAATTCTGTCTGCGACAATCCTCTGTATTCCCTTGCGAATGTCAATTGCTTATTTTCCATAACTAAATCGGTTTGATAAACAAAACGGCACACCACCAGTTATTGTCATTCTGCTTTCTTCTCTCTTTGTTTCCTTTTTGGCTTTACTTCGATATGTTCTACACTGTCCATATTCGGCAATGCAGAGGCAAAGTCCGATGGAACAATTTCCCAAACTGGCTCTTCGTCAAAATAGACGATTCTCGGATTTGTCAAATTACCGAACCTGTCTTTTGTATAGCCAAAAATCAATAAAGGTTCTCGCTTGGCGCTCTCTTCTCCATCAAACAACTCGCATTGACCTTGTGACAATATAGTGTTGCTCAGTCGAGTGCTTATATATGATGGTCGGCTCGATTTGCTTAGCTTCTTGATTATAAGCTGGCATTTATTACCATTACCAACATAGCGGAAAATGATTCTGCGGTATTTGCCGATAATAGTATTCTCTGGGAATGTAGCAATGAAGCTGTCTGTAATTTTCGCGTGTAACAGTGGCGAATCCAACCGTGTCCGAGCAAGTGGACTTGTCTGTTGAATTTCTACATTGTACTTGTCCAACGCTTCATCAAAGGCGCTGAATATCTGTACTGCATTCTGCCTAAGCAGTTCAACTGCATCCTCTTTCGAGAATGCTTGCCGTTTCGATAAATTTATCATATCTTGCATAAGATTAAAATTTTATTTGGCGGTGTGCCGAATTTATAAAAGTCTCATATTTAGCCGATATGGGACTTTTCTATGCAAAGATATATAATTTTATCGAAATATTGTATATAATTCCGCTAAAATTTTGTAGTTTTTTTCGGTGATTCCGTATGTCAAAGAGCGCGTTCCATTGTCTGGTTAATAAATCATTTCTTCCAAAGTCGTTTCACTTGCCTTCTGTTCTTGCCGTCAGCACGATAACTGACGTGTACCCACTGACCGCCGTTTTCCCACAGCAGTTGGTCGAAGTCAAGGTTCTCCTCAATCAGTTTAAAGACACGCGCGTTCTCCTCGCGGCTTCGCTGATTGATGTCGGCTGCCTGTCCTGTCTTGTGCTGTGAGCCAGCGACACCTCCGACAGCCTTGTTCAGCCGTGGACAGCGGTAGCCGCTGGAGATGTATATCGGCTTGCCGTACATCTCACGCAACGGGTCGAGAACCTTGTCTACAAGGACAGTCAAGTTCTTCACTGCTTCCGCTGTCGGTGTGTTGTCTATCTTATTCTTTGTGGCGGTGTCGCTCCGTGTCAGTTCGTTCAATGTAAAATATTTCATCTCTTACGTTTTTTAATTATTGTACCTTTCAACGCTTCTCCAAGTTCTTTTCGCTTGTAGCCTACAAGACCGAGAACTATTTTAAAGACGTTTATTTTCACTCCCTTGATTTCGCCCCAGTTGCTTATTATGGAGTCAAGTTCGCACAAACACGCTATTGACATAAGCACCACGGCGATTACGATAGCGGAGCATCCGAGCGGTTCTCCGAGTGCCTTGCCTACCACAGCACCGAGTATCACGATACAAAGGTAGTCGGCTATCTTCATCATCGTTCTCCGCAGAGCGCGGCTCGCTCGGATGTCAACGTTGTTGGAGATAGACTTGTGAACACCGAGCCACAAGTCTACAATAATCAGCACTCCAGCGAGGAGCATCAGCCACCGCATATCCCAAAGCAGTGTGCTGATTTCTCCGATGAACACTCCCATACTTGCCGTGCCGATACGAAGACTATTGTTTACTGCCGTTCCTGTCATTTTTTTCTTTATTCATTTTGTGGTTTTCAATATTGTTTCTATCTTTGTTGTGTAATGGTCAGTTTTGGGCTTGCCCTTGCGAACCATAATGGTCAGTTTTGGGCTTCCGCCCTTGCGAACCATAATAGGCGGTATGGGCTTCGCCCTTGCTGCCTTTTTTTATTGCCCAAATCCCACAACATCGTCAGTTGTTTCCGAAAGATAGTCCGTCACTTCTTCCACTTGCGGCAATGGCGGCAAATCGCCGTTAGGATGTTCTCTGAGCCATTCTTTGGCTTCTGCCTTGCACTGCTCGCAGTAGGCGAAATAAGCGTCATATTCCGCTTTCTTCACGTCTTTCTGTCGCAGTGTTCCGAGTTCCTCTCTGAGTGAGTAGCGATTGCGGATAAGGCTGTCCACCTTGTCCTCGTAGGCTTTGGTGTTGGTGGTTTGCGGTATCTCGTCCACTTCCTCACATTGCTCTACTGATAAGCGGACAGCGACCGCACGTTTGAAATAAACGTCTGTGTTCTTGATATGCACGTACTTTCCTGCCGTGCTGTAAATCTCGTGGTTTTCTTTTGTTATCATAATTCTATGTATTTTGTACCAAGGTTATGTTCGTTTTCTCTGCAAGTGCTGCTATAATATCAGCGTCATCTTTCATCACATCATAAACTGCTTTGTTTAGACTGATAGTAATAGCCGATGTAGCCGCTGAATTATTTATCATATACAAAACTGATTCTTTTGACAACACCTTGCTGCCATAAAATTTAATGTTTTTTGAAAGGTTTTTAATATTGATTGTTTTAATATTGCCCCCAATATTAAGACTATTATTGTCTGGCACACCGCCAACCTCGAAAGTACCCATTATTGTCAAAGGTTTGGCATTGCCTTGACACATCCAATTCATAGCCCTCATTGATAATTTGATAGAAAAATCCTTCGGATATTGTGTTGGAATAAAATTAAGTACCTCTAAATTATCTAAGTTGCCAGTAGTTGCAAACGATGAACTTAAGTTAACGTTGGATTGATAATAAGTACGTTTATAATCGGGGCAAGGAATATTTGTTCGTGCAGAAGAATCTCCGAACCCGCTTAAGTTTGGCAGTCCTATCCACCATCCCCAAGTCTTTTCATATATCACCCTCATCTGTTCTTCAGTAATATCCGTCAATCCGTTCAGTTCGTAATAACCCGTTGTCTCGTTGTACTTCGCCCCAGCAGAGATGTACAGGTCACGCAAAGAACTATCTTTTCTCCAAGGTACTAATACTTTAGTAAAGTCCTTTTTTACAACAATAGTGTAAGTCCCGTCACCATAATATACAACTATGCTTCGTCCCAATGTCGTAGCATCAGGTTCACTTAATGAAACAACAATACCTTTGTTATTCCCATTTAGTTTGGTTATAACATTACCTGAAGTTGGAAACAATACAGTTTTAGTATTTACTTCAGTAAATGCTCTTCTTATATCAGCTTCCGTACTTGCCGTAGTTAATTTCTGTATTAAAACTCCATTGAATTTATCTGTAAATTCTTCAGCAGAAAAAGTAACAGCCGATTTACCATTAACTTTTTTAGTTGTGCTTCCTATCGTCAAATCAAAAGGTTTTGATAATTCTTTTGCAACACCAACATTTATCTGTTCTCCTGTATCAACATCATAATATTTACATGTTCCATCTTGCATCACCTCAAAAGCATTCTTCCTATCAGCATCCGATGTACCACAACCTACTGAGAACAAGGTGTTGCCTGAATCTCCAAATGTATCTGTCGCTTTGTTTGATTTGTTATATTGACCAGAAGCATGCTCTGCTCTGTTTTGGGTAATATTTTTAATACCTTCAGCATGGGAAGCGTAGGCATTATCCCCTATTTCATTTCTAATGCCTTCTGCGTGAGAAGCTGCGGCGCCAGCTAAATTACCTGCTCCTTCTGCATGGTTTGCTCCATTAACAAAAGATGCCGTTGTGCCCTCATCAAGACCTTCTAATGTGGCAGAGCAGGTTGGCGTAAGATTGGACATTCCTTCAACGTGTGAAGCATGTCCAATTGCTGCTGAAAATTTATAAGTATATCCACTTGTGTCAGTTTTCCCGAATAGGATTTTTTTCCATAAATCTTTTAAATAGGCATTGTCTTTAGCTGTTCGCTTTTTCCAATCGGTAACACTGTTTTTATAGTAGCCTTTACCTTCACAATGTGCTCCAGAATTAAGAGCTGCACAACCATCTCCTTCTACATGAGAATATGTTCCTCCTGCAACTCCGCCGCCGCCTTCAACATGACAGGCACAAGCTTCGCTGAAGAATCCTACATTCTTTCCCATAGAATGAACTACTGCTGAACCATTGCCCTCAAGATGACAAATTGAAGCATATCCTACAATATTACAATCCAGCCCTTCTACATGGCAATCCAGTGCATATTCTACATCTGGAAAAGTCATATATTGACCTTCTATATGTGACCTGTGTATTTTATTAGGCACAGCGTTACGCATACCTTCCACAATAGTAGTTGTTCCAGCATTTTTATTCATAATACCGTATGTAACACTTCCATAACCAGATACTTGATTAGGTCGATTGCTGAAATCAAACGTAATAGTTTTTAGATATGCAATAAATTCATCTTTAGTTGTCGGAAACGTGAAAGCAGACACATCGGCTCCAGTCCCTTTTATTTCATTAATAGCAGCATTAACACCTGCACTTTCTATATGTTTAATAGCCGATGGTTCTGATTCCTCCCACACGTCTTTCCAATAAAATTCCCAACCATTAACTTTAAGGTTACGACCCGCAACAAATGATGCAGATGCATCTCCGTTATCTAATGCGTCAATTCTTTCTATATCAACAACTTCATTGTCTACATTTCCGTATATCTTTAAATTATTACTTTTATCTTTTTTAAGTGCAATACTCCCTTTAGGAAGGTTTGTTGTTGATGGAGTACCCTTATCTACTATTGAAATAGGACTGTCAAGTTTAATCGTTACTTCTGCCATAGTTATATGAATAGGAAGGGGATGGAGATTCCATCCCCGATGGTTAGATATTTAAATAGTTTTCACAACGAGTTGCACAGCGGTCGGAATATCGCTTTGGTTTGCTTTAGTTGCAATTGCCTCGGTATTAGCTGTTACCTTAGTGTCAAGACCACTGACTTTTTCTTTAGTAGCATTTATATTTGCTGTATTAGTTGAGATGTCGGCCGCATTCTTCTTGATTCGTGCATACACAGAACCATTAGCAGAAGCGACATCGCTATCAGTGCCTATGCTGTCGGCAAGAGGTTTGACCTTCTTGTCAACCTCATTCTTGGTATAGTATCCACTCAAATCAATAGGAGTTCCCAACTCTTCCCACACAGAATGATCAGCTGTAAATATATCTTCAGTGCATACCCACTCCGAACCATCTTCGTTTGAATGCCATACATCACCTTTTTTAGCAAGTGCAATATCCTTGATTTCATCAGTAGTATCCTTAACCCCTTGCCAATTAAGCAGACCTACAATCTTATCATTAATAGCCTTGCTAACTGCAAATGTTGATGGAATTGTACCATTATTAGGATTTCCTAACGAAGTTGCAACAGGAAGTTCGTTTACTGATACCTTCCCTAATACAAGGTTGGCTTTCTTTTTCAACGCCGTCTGCAACGTGCTGATGTCCGCCGTGTGCTGCGCCACCGTCTTGTCGGTCGCATTCTGGGCGGAATCTATGTGTCCCACTGTATCTCTCAATTCATCAACGTCGTCAGCATTCTTGCTGATACGAGCGTAGAGTGATCCGTCAGCCGCCGCCACATCCTTGTCAGTGCCTATGTTCTGAAGCCGCTCGTCAATCTCCTTGCCTGTCAAATTAATCTGATATGCCATACTATTTTTTTTCTTTGGTTAATAAAATCTCTCCGTTCGCGTCCTTTGGAATGCCAAGATGCTCATCGACAATCCGCTTCACGTCGTTCTCTGTAATCCCGCCGAAAAACACCTGTGCGTCAAGTGCGGCGGTCTGCAACTCAAAGTCCGTTGGCTGCTTGATATCCGCCTCCTCCGTCGTCTCCACGATGGCGAATTGAGCAAGGCGCATTGAGCGCACTCCTTCATCGGTCACCTCCACCGCATACGTCCCGTTGCCGAGCAAGTCGGCGGCGATGTCAACGACAAGCACGTTCGTGTCCTGCACCG